AAGTTTAGTAAGCCCTTCATTGATAGCAGCCGGAAGTAACTCATTACCAGACCTATAGTCAATAATAGCCCCAGATAAACCAGAAATATTATGCCCCTTACTTCTAAGCTCTGATAGTTTACCAGCAAGGTCTTGAGAGCTAACTGTTGACGCAGCGGTTTTAGCCTCAGTTTCTGTTGATACCTTACCTACTGATAAACCCTGAGCTGCGGCATCGCCACGTTTAAACCCTAATGGTACTTGTGGTACAGGGACACCTTTCTTATCAACTAAATGTTCCATTTCAAATTGTGTTAACGGTGCTTCAGGATTACCCATATTAATGTTCATACTACCCATTTTCTTAAGTTCCGCAGCTTTCGCGGCAAACTCAGGTGTTCCCAACTTTAAATGTGGATACATATCAACTACTTCACGGATTAAATTTGGCTCTTCACGCAAAGCCGCAGTTTCTTGAGCTTTACCTAAGTCTGTAATACCACTCAAGCCCCTTTGTACTAACAAAGGATTCTTAGTATTTATTAATGCGCGTAGGCCACCAAGGTGTTTCTTTATATCGGGGTTAGTCTCGGACTCGTACTGAGCATCTATAGCGGGTTTATAGGCATCTACCAGTTCCTGGGTAGCTTGCTTTTGCTGATACTTTTCAAGTTTATTAGATAGATAACTACTTGCAAGGTTACCCAGTATTCCTTTTAACACACCGCCTCCGCCCTGTTGTGGTGCTTGAACAGAAGTATCGGGCAACTGCATATTTGGAGCAGGAGGTAACTGGGGTATTCCGGTTTGTCCTCTATTTTGATTTTGACTAAGGAAGGCCAACATTGTGGCTAACCCACGTGTATTATCGGTGTAATCTTCCTCAGCCATTGCTCTGCCCCATTAATTGTTTCATCAAGTCCATCATATCAGGATTTTTAGATCCACCACCTTGTCCTTTCGACATTATGGACTGCATCAACTGTGCCGCGCCTTGTTCACCTTGGACTCCAGTGGGTTGTGGAGTAGAAGCTCCTAGACCAGACTTTTTACTCTTACTAAGTAATGCACCTATCGCTGCTAAATCACCACCACCACCACCACCACCACCACCACCACCACCCTCTCCTCCACCACCGCTATTCTTACCCAAAAGTCCACTTAATAAGCCCCCAGTATTTGCAGCTTCTGTTCCTGCAGCCGCGGCTGGAGCAGCACTAGCAGAGCCACCACCCCAAGTTCCTGGAAAACCATAAGCTCCAATACCTGTACCAGCTGCCGCATTACCTGCTGTGCCAAGAGTTCCAGTTCCCCCTAAGTTTGCTGCTTGCAAAGCACTAGATAAACCAGAACCACCAGTACCCGCTAACCCAGCTGCTTCTGGAGTTACAGCAGATGCCATAGTTGGTATTGCTGCGCCAACAGAACCAGCTAATCCAGAACTTGCCCCTGCTCCTGAAAGTCCTCCCATTGCAGTACCAGAACCTGCTACTGGAGCACCGATTCCTAAAGCACCCATTAATGAACTAGCGCCACCTGCTACTGCGCCACCTAGTGCCGATGCGGCACTTCCAATCGCTGCTGCCACTGCTGCAAAACTCATAATATCACCTCTAATTGTGCTTGATACTCTTCAAATGTATCACTAACTAAATGTTTTTCAATATTGGATATACCAATCTTATCTGATTTGTGGACAGTAATATAAATAGTATCTTCTAAAGCATACCCAGCCCGTTTAGTTCCAGCAGGACTATTAAAAACCATACCTTCATTAAGTGTTATAGGCTCGTTATCATCATTAGTGGTAACACATAAGGATCCTTTAGCCACAATATTAATACATTCAAAATTATGAATTTTACCAGTAAGAACAACACCCTTGGCAATATACAATGCTCTTACATATACACCAGGAATTTGAAAGTGCTTAACAGGTAATTCAATACATTCAAAATTATTGGCAATAAATTTTTCAAGATTAATAATCTTGTCAACCATAGGCATATTCATAATAATCCACCACCTTTACTTTTACCGCTAGAATTACCAGTTCCAAAACCCGAACTTGACCCATATCCAGTATCACTACTACTACCTTGACTAAGAACAGTTGGTCTGCCAATCGCATTTTGATATTGCTGCATACCCATCCAAGGTGCATTGGCAGCATTAAATTGTCCCATGCCATATCCTTGCACGTTACCAGTTGAACCTATGCCTTGATTAATAGTTCCTTGGTATTGACCCAACAGACCAGACATTAATTGTTGCCTGGCAAGATTACTGGCATCTGCTTGTTGAGCTATACCTAACCTATTCTGTAGGGCAGTATCGTAGGTATTAAAACCCATTTGATTTTCAGCACTAGTTAATTGCTGATTACCCAATGTTCGCATCAAAGCGTCCTCTGTACCTTGACGACTACCACCAGACATTCCTGCTGCTGCGGCTTTGGCATCAATCGTAGCTGAATTTAATGCTTGTGCATTGGCCTCATTTTGTTGCATAGATTCTTTTAATGGGCCTAGATAGCTATTACCCATTCCCATCATTTGATTATAAACTCTTTGAGTTTGGCTAGGTGCATTTTGAGATTGCTGCAATGACTGCATAAGCTGTTTGCCAATATCCAAACCCCCATATGCCCCTCCCTGCATATTTTTTTGGTTGGCAATAGCAGCATTCTGTGCCTGTTGATTTTGGAAATTAACAGCACCAGGAACCATCTTTTGACTTGTGGCATTAGTACCACCAAATAAATTTTGTGCACTACCCCACATTTGCTGTAGTGCAGCTAATTGTTCGGGACTAATAAATTGATTGAATTGACTACTGGCAGCATTTTGGTACTTACCAGTCATTGAGTACATATTGTTTGCATTATTGCCTGAGCTTGACCCACTCATAATTTTATACCTTAATGTAATTTACAAGTTATCACGGTATGAACTTCATTAAAGCCCCGTGTCTGTAGCAATCTAAGCCATCCATCACGAACAGCCAATCCTCGAAGTTCCGTGCAATTGAAATGCTTCGCCAAGTGCTTCATCATTTCTAACCATTCATCGCCCCATTCAACTAGCTTATTGCCGCCAAATATTGGGATTAGTAATGACCGAAGTCCACTGTCATAGGTTACAATTTCTGCTGTGGTCACAGCAATAATTTGCTTATTCTCATATATCGCCACTAACAATGAATTGCCATTGAAAGCTTTTTGTCTAATTGTTTCTTCTGTAAATTCATTATTGCTTACTTCAACCACTCGCATCAAATGAGGAAGCATTTCTTCCCACTTACTTTCAATCATTGCAGGATGAATAATCTCTATATGGTAATTATCTGTCTTAACTGTATTATCGTACATTTATTCTACCGCAAATGATCTTGCATTAAGTACCACTGGAGTAGCAGGTATCTCTATAGGTCTAGTTACCACTGTAGTTACTGTTAGCTTAGCATTGTTATTAAATGATTCAATTCCTTGAATATATACAACGGGTAATTCACACCATACTGTAGTGTGCATTACCACATTCCCTGTTAACTGAAAGAATATTAACTGAGTTTTATCTGCGTCATTCTGATAAAGTATCTTGTCTCCAGTTGCATAATCTTTCAATATCCTAGATATGTCAAGACCATTATTAGTAGATAATGACATGCAAATACGAGTAACCAATGGGCCACTTGCATTATTAAAAGATACAGCACCTGTAGGTGGAGCAACAATAGTTACATTTGTTTTAAAAATATATTCAAAAGGCACAATTAGTGTATATTGTGCTTGCAACAATCTAGCCACATCAGTTTCTAACTGCTTAAGCCGCATGGAGATAGTAGCAAAGTTATTATAAATTCGTGTTAAGTATCTATATAGATACTCAGACAATTTTTCCTCTGTGCCTATAGGTACTGATTCCATTACTTTTCCTTACCAAACATATCTTCCCAACTAAATCCACCCATTTTAATAGTATCTAGTGGGGATACCTCGTTAAGCTGACGCTCTGAATAACCCGACCTAGTTCCACTCATACGGGCTAATATTTCACCTAAGTCTTTGTAATATAATCCGTGCGCTGGTTTTCTAACCTGATCATAAAGTCTATGAAGTTTTTCTCTTAAATAAACACGGTCTATCATATTAGGCTCATATTCATGAATTAACTGTTGTAGAGCTACTTGATGGTTAGGATCTTCTTCTTCATATTTATTATATAACTTATTTTTAAAAGCATATAGTTCATTTTGACTTCTAGTCTTAAATAACTTTGCAGTAGATTCTGAAAATTGAGACTGATTTGCGCCTTTTTGTATAGGCTTATATGCTGCTTGTGCATGAGTCAGTTCATGCATCAATATATCCAATGCACTCTTTGGAGAAGTGTGCTCTACATCAATCTGACCGGATGTGGTTCTAAATAAACCGCTATCTTGTTGTGCTGGTTTTATTAAAGTTCTTAAAAACTCCTGCCCCTCCGCAGCGTTATTACGCATAAATGCTGGATGATCTAAGGCCTCCATAAGAGAAACCCGTCCACCAGTATCAAGATTAACCTTAGCGTTAATGTCTGGTATCTCCCCATGCATCTGTATTTTACCAGCAGTATTCTTCCATGGGTACATCTTAAACCTATCCCATACCTCTGATAGTGGAGCTCCCTTCTTAAGCTGACTGAGGGCTTTATCAGCTAACTTTTCACTATAATCAGGCATACCCTTTAATAATAACGTCCCAGCACCTCCAGCGCCAAATCCACTATTTGCAATATCTTGTGGAGTATTGCCTTGTTGTAACCACGGCATAGCTTCAGTTCCAGCACGTTCAACACCTTGCTTTAGATTAGCAATATCTCCACGCGCACGTTCTCCAACTAATCCAGTATTAAGTGTATTATAGGATTCTTTTATATGAGATAGTAAATCATTTAAGTATGACATTACCGCTGCCCATTCAATACATATTCAATATCCATCCCTGAATAAGAAAATTGTGAATTGTTATATGATTGTATTCTCCAGGAGTGCAGCATACCTGTTGTCCTAACTTCTATCTTTCTGTCAGTGTTGGGTGTAAATATTTTTGATATGTCCCATCTAACTGAAGCACCTAAAGCATATTGTGAACCAAATGTAATAAGAACTGATCCATTTGATCTAATATGTGGAAACACTCTCAATATGGTTGTGACTTCACGTTGATCAGTAAGTTGGGCTGACACACGCTCAACGAATGTATCTGTTTCATGATCATTGTCAACAATCTGCATATTATAAATAGTACTAGTTGGTTCTTCTATACCAACAATTCCTTGAGCAAATGGAGATGAAGAATCAAAATTCCAAGGTATTAATGCGTTTAACCAGGTATTAGTCAATTTAATCCACTGACTAGATGAAAAACTAACCAAGCCATAAATTAATGAAGTTATAGCATTATCAATGTCCCTAATTGACATTTTTTGATCAACATAATTATATACAAAAGCTATATTTGGAAAGGTACTACCAATTGAAGGAACACAAAACCAAACTTCTTTATTTGAATGGTCAACTACTGCATAGGATTTATAAAAATAAGTTGGATCAATAGAACCTTCTATTTTTGTGCGTACTAATCTATGTGCTATAGACTGCACTGTGTTACCATCATTTATAAGTATATCATCCTTGGATAAAAAGATATGTTTACCATAAATATCAACTACACAGTTCTTGGTTAATAAACCTTGATTAGATGCTAATGATCTTGCAGACCAAATAAATTCACCACCTACATAAGATAGAATAGTAATGCCATCCTCTGAATACAAACAGAAGTCATCTCGCATTGATAAGCCATCAACTAATATGCCAGAATTGCCAAGTATAGATGCTTGCCCCGCTATTGATGATAGATCAAGTGTATCCCAGGTATAGGGTAATCCATTGTTATCAGCAGGATGCGACCAACGATAGTTATTTGGTAATTTAACACCACCTTCAGTCATATTAATGGCAAACAAAAAGTTCTTATGTGCCCTCATTACACTGCAATGATAATCCTTTTGCTTCCATGTCTCTGTTGGACTAAATTGCAAAGGAGCCATCTTGGTTGAACCGCTTGCCTGTGGCCAATATTCAGGCTGATGCTGAACATTATTAAATATTGGTATATTGCCCAATAAGCAATCTGTCCAATGAAACTGTGCACCTGCAAGCATTTCAGCATATCCAGCTACTGAGGATATATTAAACCATGTTCCACCATCATAAGCATAGATTGCTGTTAATCCAGCAACAACAAAGAAATAGGTTGGAGCTGCATTAACAAATAGTATCTTTGCTCCATGAAAAGAAACTGGGCATGTGGACATAGCCGCACCAAAATTGAATGAGAATATTTTGCCATTCTTTAAGCGGAAGTCATTACCATTAGTAAACCAATTTGGATCAAGATCACAAGGCTCCAGATCGAAGTTTACACCTGCATCACCAGCTAATTTAAGAGTTAGTAATTCTTGCATTTTCAATTCCAGTAGATATTACTTTAATAGCAAAATCTTGTTTTTCTAGTGTGGTATCTCTCAATGATGCAACTGCCATGTTTACACCTCTGGTCATTTGAGAGTTCTCAACTAGAAGTATCGGCAACCATTCAAAGATCGAGCATCGCCATTCATCAACGATCTGATCGGAGGTTGGCAATTTACCGGAAAGTAAAGTGTAAGCGCGACAGCGATAAATAACATTATTTTCGGCACGTTCACATTCTTTCCCCAGTGGGCATTCTAGTTTTACTTCCATTAGTTCTTACTACACACAATAGTATCAAGATAAAAAGGTGTCCAATTCACCGCACCTGTATTAGCAAGTGTAGGGCCACTATGCGTATGAGGCACACTTTGATTGCCAATAGTTCCAGAAGGTGTATGTCCACCAGCAGGCTGAGTTGCTATTTGAGTCTGGTTTGTTACTGCGGCATACGAAACTGTATTCTGATCTAAACCATCAAAAGATGCTGTCATTGAATGTGAATGATCTGGTACAGGATTCATAGTCAACGTATGTGTATGGTTAACACTATTTGTCGTAGTAGTAAATGGGTGTGTATGGGTAGGTACTGTATTATTAATAATTGGTGACATAGATCCACCACTACCTCCTCCATTTGTACTTACTACCCGCAACATATGATTCGCCCAAGTATGCACTTGAGTCCATCCAGCGGGTGCTGTTGCCTGTGCAAATACCATTCTAGTTCCCGCAGGAAACTGCCCAGAAGTGATCCTGGAATCGAGCGCATTTAATTGAGTTTGAATCGCACTAGTAACACCAACTAGAAAATTAAGTTCTGTTTCCTTGGCTGTAATTGGAATAGCGAAACCTTGACCTGCTACACCAGGAAATTGCAGTTTAAGTACAGACTTAATTAACTGGAGATGTTGATAGCCTTGTGATTGGCTATCTGTACCAGCTGGATTACTTGCAACTAACCCCGATATTGTGGTTGAACTTTCTAATGACACGTTAACCTACCTTTGTATAAATTGGATTCCCGCTCCAAGTGGCGCGATCATTCAATAGTGTAATTTCATCAAGAGATTGCTTAAACCGAGCATCCCACAACGCAGCTGACTCTCCATCTTTAGCAAAACTATTAATCTCAGTTAATAATCCAAAAATATAGCAATCAGGATTATTATTAGATAACCAATTATTTACAGCAGATTTTGTTAATGCAGGAACGCTTCTAAAGTAATTTATTTCAAGTATATAAGTGGATGTATCTGTATTAACAGGAACAGGCCATATCTCAATATAACCTGAAATAATACAATAAGCTGCATACGCGGAATTATTGTTCCTGAGATTAGCCATCTGTTCAGGATTAACTAAACTAAGTGTACTGCTATAGGTTAATAATTCCTTTTGCGTTATTCTTATAGATCGCTCTGATAAAAAATCATCTGGTAATGTGTATCTATTAGGATATTTAGTAGTTGTATCAATAAGCGTGTAGGCTGTTGATGACATTTTTTGTGTCAATAAAGCCCTATTAACCCTGGATTCTACTACCCTAAGAAAGTTATCCATATTCGATACAATAGGTACACTACTAGCACGATCAGCATAACTCAATGCTACATCAATAACTTTTTGATAATCCATCTTTATTCCTTAATCCAAACAACATTTTCACCAATACTAAAAACCCAAATACCTTTTGATATTTCTAACCAACCATCAGAAGATGTATTAACTTGTATTACTGAATTACCAGATACAATCAAAGCTGATCTTACAATTATACCATTAGAACTTAAATTAACTTGAGTACAAGGTGCTCCTTGTGGAGTTTTATAAATAACTACTGCACCAACTAAACAAGTATTATTTTGTACTACAGAATCACCTTGCAAAGTAACCGCGCCAACATCACTAAAAGGAACATCACAATATACTGATACTGCATACATCGTATTATCCCCTAGAAATCACAATTAATAACTACTTTGGAGGTACCAGTAGGATTGAATGCTGTAGAATTACCTGCTACCAATCCAGATGCTACCGTTACGTCAAGATCGGTGCTATTAACTGAAACATGACCTATTCCAATAACCGTTGCAGCCACAGGAGTATAAGAGGAATTAACTAAATTATAAGTTGATGTTGCACCAGTTAGCGCTATATCACTGGCAGGTCTCATTGTAGGCACTGTGTGTGGAAAAGAGGTACGAGCTTTTATAGTCTGATAAGCCATACCTGTAACCCTACAAGCTGTATTAATTACTTGGCA